ATCGGTGCATACCGTGCCAACTGCACCAAGTATGTGATGCGGTTGGATGCCAAAGATACCCCCTTGCTAAATGCCCAGAAACTGGCGCATTACGCGCAGAAGTTGGTCGAGGTGTTAGAGGAAAGATAGAATGACAGCGTGGTCGTACAGCAGCATCAAGACTTTCGACCAGTGCCCGAAGAAGTACTACCACCTCAAGGTGGCTCAGGATGTCAAGGACACGGGTAGTGAAGCGTCTGTATATGGGAACGATGCCCATGAAGCTGCTGAACACTACATCAAGCACGGGACGCCGATACCGGATAAGTTCAAGATCATGCGTCCCGTGGTTGAAACGCTAGCCAAGTTTCCTGGGGAGAAGCACACCGAGTTGAAGTTGGGGGTCCGCAAGACGGAGCATGGTTACGAGCCGTGTGGTTTCTTCAACAAGGATGTGTGGTGGCGCGGTATCGTCGATCTGCTTATTGTGGATGGCGATACCGCCCACATGGTGGACTACAAGACAGGCAAGAACGCCAAGTATGCGGACATGAAGCAGCTAGACCTAATGGCCGGCGCAATCTTCGTGCATCGTCCTGATGTAAAGCGGATCAAGTCTGGCTTGGCCTATGTGGTCAGCAACGAGTTCCCGAAGAAGACCCATTACCGCGAACATCTAGCCGACTATTTGTCCGTGTTCGATACCCAGCTAGACCAGTTAGAAAACGCAATTGATAGCGGTGTATGGAATGCTAAGTCTGGGCCTTTGTGTGGCTGGTGTCCTGTGGTAAACTGTGAACATTATCGTCCTAGGAGATAACCGTGCCATACAAGAACAAGGCTGATCGCAAGTATGCGAACGCCGCTAAATACGAAGCCCAGCCGCAGCAGGTGAAGAACCGCAGTGCGCGTGATGCCGCCCGCGACAAGCTGATGAAGGCCGGTAAAGTTAAGAAGGGTGACGGCAAGGATGTCGCCCACGTTGTCGCTCTGGACAAGGGTGGTAGCAACAAGCAGGGTGTGCGGGTGGAGAGTGCGTCAAAGAACCGCTCCTTCAAGCGCGATAGCAAGCACAACCTAGTGTCAGAAACTAGCAAGCGGGAACGCAAGAAGAAGTAACCCGCACAAGGAGCAAACTAATGCGGACCGTTGATGATAAAGTCCTCCTCGTGGAGACACGAGACCCTGATGCTATCACATCAGTTATCAAGAAAAGTACCGTGATGGAGACCCGTCGCGGGACAGCCAAGGTCGCTGTGCACTGGGGGCTGAAGGAAGCTCAGGCGCTGGCGACTCTCGGACATGATGCCCCTTCCCCACTATTGCGCGATTACCAGTGGACCGGGAAGTTTTCCCCATTCGAACATCAGAAGACCACATCGTCTTTCCTCTCGCTGCGTAAGCGGGCATTCTGTTTCAGCGAAGCGGGCACTGGCAAGACAGCCAGCGTGATCTGGTCTGTCGATTATCTCATGAAGCTGGGTAAGGTTAAGCGCGTCCTCGTGCTGTGCCCGCTGTCGATCATGAAGGCTGCATGGCAGCAAGACCTGTTTAAGTTCGCCATGCACCGTTCGTGCAGCGTGGCGCATGGGTCTGCTGCCCAGCGCAAGAAGATCATCGCCGCTGGCTCCGAGTTCGTCATCATTAACTTCGACGGGCTGGCTGTGGTCAAGGACGAGATCGCCGCAGGTGGCTTCGACATGATCGTGGTGGATGAGGCGACAGCCTACAAGAACCCGCAAACGACTCGGTGGAAGATACTCAAAGACCTAGTCAAAGAAACAGACCCTTGGCTCTGGATGCTTACGGGTACACCGGCAGCGCAGTCGCCTATCGATGCTTATGGTCTGGCTAAGTTGGTAAACCCAGAGGGGTGCCCCAAGTACTTCGGTGCGTTCCGCGACTCGGTCATGTACAAGGTCACGCAGTTTAAGTGGGCGGTGAAGCCGCAGGCTCAGTCTATTGTGCATCGCATCCTGCAGCCGGCAATCCGGTTCGAGAAAAGCCAGTGTCTCGATCTGCCAAAGGTCACCCATGTGGATCGTGATGCGCCTCTGACATCGCAACAGGCTAAGTACTATAAGACACTCAAAAACCAGATGGTCATGGAAGCGGACGGCGAACAGATCAGCGCGGTCAATGCGGCGACTAACCTGAACAAGCTGCTGCAGATCAGCGGAGGCGCGGTCTATTCGGATACTGGCGAGGTCGTGCAGTTCGACGTCAGCAACCGCATCAACGCCGTGCTGGAAGTGATCAACGAAACCAACCGCAAGGTGCTGGTCTTTGTTCCCTTTACGCACACCATCGAGCTTCTGAAGGAGGCACTGGAGAAAGAGAAGATCAGCTGCGAGGTGATCAACGGCAAGGTCAACCTCAACAAGCGCAGCCAGATCGTCGCTGACTTCCAGTCGCTGCCTAACCCCCGTGTGCTCATCATCCAGCCACAGGCTGCATCGCACGGCCTGACCCTGACGGAAGCCGACACCATCATCTGGTACGCACCTGTGACGAGCGTGGAGACATACCTACAGGCCAACGCCCGCATCGACAGACCAGGACAGAAGCATCCCATGACCATCGTGCACATCTCCGGCAGTGAGGTGGAACACAAGCTTTACACGATGCTGCGGGGCAACATTGAGAACCACCAGAAGATAATCGACCTGTACCGACAAGAAATTTTACAAACCGCTTGACATTGTATAATGTAAGAATAATGTGAGCGAACCAACGAAGGAGCCAACGATGACAGATATGAAAGCGGACGAACTCGTCCTTGCCTACCGTAAGATACGCGATGTTATCAACGCAAAGGAAGAAACGCACAAAGAAGAGATCACCGATCTCAAGGCGCAGCAGGATGTGTTGTCCGCTGCACTTCTCGACTTGTGTAATGAGCAAAACCTCGATAGCATCCGCACCCCTGCTGGGACTGTAACGCGCACGGTTAGCACTCGCTACTGGACGAACGACTGGGAGTCTATGTACGATTTTATCCGTGAAAATGAGGCCATGCATCTGCTTGAACAGCGGATACACAACGGCAACATGAAGCAGTTCCTATCAGAAAATCCGGACGATCTGCCGGTCGGCCTTCAGGCCGATACCAAGTATGTCGTGCGTGTGCGTAAACCAACAGCCAAGTAAGGAGCAAGTATGGAGGACCAAGATACCTCGCTGCGTAAGGCAGCGTTGGAAAAAGCCATCATCGTAACGGCAAAGCAGCCGTACCACCTCATTCCGCAGGACGTTGTAAGCGTCGCAGAAGTTTTTTATCAGTTCCTCAAAGGAGAAACCAAATGAGCAACCTAACCATCTTTAAGCAAGCAGGTGCCGTATCGACGGCAGCTAAGCGTGAACTGTCTGACCTCGGCAAGTCTCTTGCCTCCGTTAGCAACACCCGCCGTATCGCCACAAACACCAACGGTACGTTCAAGCGCATCGTCAATGGTGAGCAGATGGGCAAAGCCATCCGTGGTGAGTTCAACGCAATCATCGTTGACGCACTGCCTAAGGTCAGCCGTACCTTCTATGCCGGCAAGTACGATCCTGATGCCAAGCCGACCCTGCCTGACTGCTGGTCAAACCTGGGGGATAAGCCTGAAACTGCTGCGGGTGATCCGCAAGCTACCAACTGCGCCTCATGCCCCAAGAACGTCGTGGGTTCAGGTGAGAACGGTAAGGGTCGCGCATGCCGCTTCCAGCGCCGCATCGCTCTGATGATCGAAGGTGACGACTCGGGCGACGTCTATCAGTTCAACGTGCCAGCCAAGTCGCTCTTCGGTAAGGGCAGCGGCAATGTGCATCCGTTCGAAAGCTATGTGAAGTTCCTGATCGCCAATGGCGAAAGCCCTGACACGGTCGTGACCAACATCGCCTACAACCTCGATGCCGAAACGATGGAACTGCAGTTCACCCCGATGCGCGGCACAACTGATGCAGAACACGAAATGGTTATTGAAGCCCGTAACGATCCGGCTACCCGCCAGATGATCGTGCTGACTGTGGCTGCACAGGATGGCGCTAAGGCTGCACCGAAGGAAGAACCCAAGCCTAAGATCACCTACTCTGACGAGCCGGATGATGAGGAAGAGGAAGCAGTCGAAGCCCCGAAGAAGCGTACGGCTAAGAAGGCTGAGGATGTTGTTCCACCGAAGAAGGACCTTGCTAACGTCCTCGCCGCTTGGGGCGATGCTGACGAAGATGAGGACTAAGAATGTCGTACGGCTATAGCCTAAGACTTATTGAACGGAATAGCCAAGCGAGTGAGAACAAGCTGGGCGTACGACTGGGGCGGGTGTGCATTAAGCAGAATGTGCCCGTCACAGTTGTCGCCGGCAGGTTTGGAGTGACCCGACAGACGGTATATAACTGGTTCAGTGGGACAGGTAATCCTGCTGAACCCCTCCACGGTCTGGTTACCCAATATATCTCTACGCTCACATAGGGCTAGCCCTATGTCGTTTCTTCTTTTCTAGGCGTTTTTGCGTCTGATGACTGGCGACTATTGCATATGACAAACTTCGATCTTCTCCAGGCTGTTCAACCCGACGATGGCTACTTCGCTATTGTCGGGATCAAAGAGGACAGCTGGACCAAACAGGAACTGGTCGCTACGCGGGAAGAGGTCGATGCCCTTGCTGAGGAGTATATGGCTGAGGGCCGTAACGTCTTCTTCGGCGTTGCTAAGTACACTACGGATGAGAACCGCAAAAAGGAAAACGTAGCCGGTCTGAAATCCTTCTGGCTCGACATCGACTGCGGTGAGGCCAAAGCAGAGATCAATGCGAAGACTGGACGTCCTGATGGCTACATCGATCAGGCAACAGGGCTGGAGGCACTTAAAGCTTTCCTTGAAACCACTGGTCTGCCCCGCCCTATCCTCGTCAACTCGGGGCGCGGGATACACGCATACTGGGCGCTGACCGAGAGCATCACCCGCGAGGAGTGGGAGCCGGTAGCAGCACGGCTGCATGACCTGTGCAACATCCACAAGTTCTACATCGACCCGCAGGTCTTCGAAGTGGCGCGCATCCTGCGTATACCAGGCACCCTTAACTTTAAGGACAATCCCCCACACCCAGTGACCGTGCTGGCTACGACCAAACCGGTGGACTTCACGGTGTTTTACAAAACGCTAGGGGTGAAAACGCAAGACTTAACCCCCCTTGAAACTCCGAAGCGGGAACTATCGGACCTCGCCAAATCCCTGCAAGAAAACATAACGTCGCGCTTCAGCAAAATCATGACGCGGAGCGCCAAAGGCACAGGATGCCAGCAGTTGCTGGACTGCTATGAGAACCGCGATACCCTGTCGGAAGGCCGGTGGTTCAACGCGCTATCGGTGGCTAAGTTCTGCATCGATCAGGACACTGCTATCCATACCCTGTCTGAAGGGCACCCCGACTACGAACCGGGCAAGACCCTACAGAAGATCAAGCACATCTTGGGGCCGCACACCTGTGATGTGTTCGAGCGCAATAACCCTGGTGGCTGCGAAGGCTGCCCACATATGGGCAAGATCAAGTCGCCGATCATGCTGGGCCGTGAGGTTCAGGCAGCGACGGATGCCGATAACGTCATCGTTGAAGAACCCAAGATCGAAGGCACCCTGCCGACGATCCACCTGATCCCCGAGTATCCCTTTCCATTCTTCAGGGGAAAGGCCGGCGGCATCTACCGCAAGCCGCCATTGGATAAGAACGGTGAGGAGTCCGAAGAGGGCGACATCTGTGTGTTGCCATACGACATGTACATCCTGAAGCGTATGCGTGATCCGGTCTTGAAAGACGTCGCGGTGATCAAAATCCACAAGCCCAAGGATGGTGTCGCCGAACTTACGGTGCCCCTTACACAAGCTGTGGAACCTACGGATTTACGTAAGTTGCTGGCGGGGGAGAGCATCCTTTGTAGCAAAAAGCAGTTTGAGTTCATATCTGAATATATGAGAGCATCAGTATCGATGCTGTCCGACAAAGAGAAGGCAGAAAAAATGAGATTACAATTTGGATGGGCTGATAACGACAGCAAGTTTATCGTTGGTGATTCGGAAATCACGGTGGAAGGTGCCTATTACAGCCCACCATCGTCAACCACTTCGGAGATCGCACGGCGCATGGGGCCGGTAGGTTCACTGGAGAAGTGGCAAGAAGTCTTCAACCTATACGGCACCCCTGGGCTTGAGCCACATGCGTTCGCTGCGCTTACTGGCTTCGGTGCGCCGATCTTTAAGTTCCTTGGTCAGCGCGGCGCTATGCTCAACGTCATTCACCCTAACTCAGGCACCGGCAAGACAACGATCCTGCACATGGCGAACAGCATCTGGGGATCACCCGATGGCCTGTGCTGCGTGAAGGAAGATACGCTGAACGCTAAAATCCTGCGGTTGGGCATGTACAACAACCTGCCATACACCGTCGATGAGATGACCAACATGAAATGGGAAGACTTCTCGGCTCTGGTCTACAACATCACGCAGGGGCGCGGTAAAGACCGCGTTAAGGCATCGGCAAATGAACTGCGCCACAACGCAACCTCATGGCAGACGATGGCCCTGTGCTCATCCAACGCATCCTTCTATGAGAAGATGGGTGTCGCCAAGGGTAGCCCAGATGGCGAACTGATGCGCTTGGTCGAATACAAAATTGACTACACGACTTCACTCGATCCGTTCGTGGCCAAGGACATGTTCGATCATCAGTTGATGGACAACCACGGGCATGCAGGTCGCATCTACGCAACATGGCTGGTGAAGAACTACGAAGAAGCCAAGCGCCTTGCGCTTAACACCCAAGCTAAGCTGGATCGTGAACTGCAGTTGATGCCTCGTGAGCGTTTCTGGTCGTCGGTGCTGGCTGCTAATCTGACAGGTGGCGCTATCGCCAAGAACATTGGTCTGATCGACTGGGATATGCCTCGTATCTATGACTGGGCTTGCAACATGCTGCTTGGCCTTCGTGAAGATGTAGAGCCACCGCGTAACAACGCCATCGAGGTGGTCGGTGACTTTATCCGTCGCAACACGCAGAACATCTTGGTGGTCAATGATGGGGTGGACTTGCGTTCCAACATGCATGCCGCCCCGATACTAGAACCCCGTGGTGAACTGACGATCCGCTGGGAGCCTGACACCAAGAAGATGTACATCGCCGTGGCCCCGTTCAAAAAAGACTGCGCTGCCATTCAGGTCAACTACAAGGAGACCCTTCGCCAGCTTCGGGAGCAGGGCGTGATGAAAGAGAAAGGCAAAGTGCTTAAGCGGATCAACAAGGGCATGAAGCTGGAAGGGCCGCCGATCTACTGCCTTGAGTTTGATACATCAGTCCAGGAGTTCTTTAACGTCAGCACTACCTTGGGCATTGAGATCAACGATGCAGATCGAGGGAGTTAGGTACGACATCAACTGGAAAGCGTTCAAGAAGGGCACGTCGATCTTCATCCCGTGCCTCGACCCCCCACGGGCTAAGGAAGAAGTCAGAGCCATACTGCGCAGGCTGCGCATCAAGGTGATTATGAAGCTCGTGATCGAGGAAAATATTAGGGGTTTACGGATTTGGCGTACATGATATTAAGGGAGCGGAAGTTTGCTCCTTCCGTTGGTTATCCTAGCCCCCAGTGTTAACGCACTGGGGGTTTTTTATTCGCCCTTTTTCACGCCATTGTAGACGGAATTGAAGGCGCTGTAGAGTTTGTTTTTCTCAGCACGGTAATGATCCAGCACGGTCTTCTCCTCTTCATCGGAGTACCCGCCTGATGTGCGCATGTAGCTCATGACCTCGCGTTGTTCCTTGCTGATATTGTCAAGGTTTTTATCGACGATCTGGTAAGCCTCGATGATGCGCGGGTCCGTATCCATAGTGAACTCGGCACCTTGCGCTGCGCGCTGTTCAGGCGTTAGCTTGCTCAGCCGGTTCATAATCTGCCGGATGTTGCTGGAGTTTTCAAAGTACTTTGTCTGCGGTGCATACTCGCTTCCAGTGCCCACAAAGCTCTTGACGCCGGGAATATCAGCCGCACCTTCAGCAGCACCAAGACCCCCAAGCTGTTTAGCAAGCTGGTAGGGGCCACCGAGATAGCCTTCCATCAAATGGCGATAGACCTCAGGCTGAAAATCCACGGCACCTTTAACAGCTTCCGAACCGCCAGTAGCATCATTGATTGTCCGAGCCAGCCACTGCCAACCTTCACCCGTAGTGGGGCTACCAAGCTCAGAACGCGGTGCGCTATCGAACTGCGATTCCTTGTAGATCGGACTACCGAAGAAGTTCTGGTTAAGGATGTTCTCCATGATGGGCTTGCCCACTAGCGGGGTAAACGCCACAGCAACCGAAGGCGCATCGGCTTGCGGAATGCGGACAGGAGAAGCCACACTTGCTGCACCGAGGACGAGATCACCTGTAACATCACCTGGTGTGGCATTCCCAAGCATGATATCACCGATGCGGTTCCCGACAAATTTAAAGTAGCCGAGCATGGGATCGATAGGCAGCTTGACGTAGTCGTCTGCCCCCTGTCCGTAGTACAAGATAGCGCGGCCCATACGCATGGTGTTGTTCTGGTCGAGGTAATTTTCCTGCCCATCATCGTCATCATCGCCACCAATAGCAGCGTTCATCATGGACTCGACAACACCGTAGGCCATCAGAGCACCCAGAATTTTAACTGCACCCCTGCCATTTGTCAGCATGCGCTTCGTCTTGCGGGTAGCTTCGACACCCGTCGCAAAGAATGGGAAGATCAGATCAAGCCCACGTGCTTTCTCACCGCGACGTGTGAGGTTGAGTGACGAGTCTAGGGCAAGGCGCGCTGCATCCGCCGGCTGGATACCAACTTCAATAGCCGCACGATAGGTCGCAAAACGGGCGCTCATGTCCATCATGTCGGCAAGATTATCGACCCAGTGGTTCAGCGCACTCAATACATTAGTACCGCCCTTACCCTGCAACTGCTTAATGGCTTGGTTTGCTGCGTCGGTCTTCTGTTGTACATCCGTAAACCGCGCATGGAGCGGCGCTCCACCTTCACGAATAAACTCTTGGAACTGCTTACCAACCTCCGTGTCCATCGGTTTATTGGTGAACACATAACGTGCAATTGTACCCCACGTGCCGGTGAAAGGCATCGTGTAACGGATCATGTGCGCTGCCAAGTTCTTCTTATATGCAGGAGAACCCTTGAGGTTCTGATGGTGCATGGCCGTCGCAATGGCTGACGAGATGTCGCGGAACGGGGCCACAAACATGAGGTGCAGCGGGTTCTTGTAGGTCAGCATCCCCTTAAGGAAGTTGTTGACTGCTGCAACGTTCTTGGCCGCACCCTCCATATCTTTGGGGTTCATGTTCTCGAACATCCGGCGCAGAGCCTGCCCACTCTCAGTAGGGTCAAACTCGACGTAATACGTAACGCCGTTGTCCTTAACGATCATGTAGTTTTCGCGGTTCCGGTAATATTCCTTTTCCATACCATCAGGTACAGGTGCATACCTGTTGCCGGCACGGTCATGCCCAACGACTACCTTCTTGGGGTTGGCATCTGTGTAGACGTTAAGGATACCATCGAATGCAGCGGGACTTTTTTTCCACTGGCGCAAAATAGGTAGCCGAGCCATGTTGAGGACGCGCCGACGCACACGCTGCTCAGAATCCTGCATGAGGTTAAAGAGCGGGGCAAGCGGCATCGAGCCACGACCGATAGCGCGACGGAATTCTTGGATGCTTCCACCAGGGGATGCTGCGCGCATAGCACGCATAGCTTCATCGCGCCGTGCAGTGACAGCATTTGCGTCTTCGCCGATATCTGCCGTCATGATATCATTATCGGCAGCAAAACCCTTGAGTGGAACGTAGTTCTGGTAGACTTTAAGTAGAGCATCCATCTGCCCTTGGGAAAGTAGCTTTGCCTTCACGTCTTCTTGAAGGTTATACCGGACTAGCTCCTGCACCTTCTTCTTGAGGATGTTATATTTGGGCATCAACCCTTCGGCCTCAATCTGCTTAAGACCTTCTTGTGCCTGTGCGGATGTAATGCCGGCACCACCTTCAGGGAATTGTGGATTTATCTTGGCAACTTCGCGGTTGCGTTCCGCAGCATGATCCAACCACAGAAAATAGTTAAAGTCACCGATATCGACACCCATATTGGCAGCGGACTCGATGATCGGGTCAAACATATTCCGCTTAAGGTCGCGCTGCCGCCCCGCCTGCATGGTTTCCACACGCTCAAGGATAGGGGCTGTCTGAAGCTCAGTTGGGACTGCTTCTTCGCCAAAGATGCTTTTAGCCCAATTATCTGCGAGTTCTGCCTGACCAAACTTATCCGCAATGTTAATAAGCCAATCGGGCGCAATCTTCATTTCAGGGGCAGGTCTTAGTGTACCCGGCTCCGCATTTGGGCTGACTGTAGGAGAAACAGGAGGTACCCCACTGACTCCCACTGGCTCTGGCTCAAGTCCTCCAACTTCTCCGACAGTGTCTCCGGCAGGCGTGGGTTCGCTACTAAGCGGAACGCTTGTTCCAACTCCTTCACCGACAGGTGTTGTAGGTTTTCCAACTCCTCCATCCGGAGCCTCCTGTTGCTTCGCCCGACGTGCAAACTCAGCCTCAATGTCAGCGGCATTATTAGCAGCGTATTGCTGCATTTCTAAATCAGCCGCAGTATCCCCACGCCCTTCACCAGCCTGATAGCGGTCAGCGTAAGACTGAGGTGTAAGCGGACGGAGTGCCCCTTCATCAACCTGCTCTTCACCGTTGATGGTAGTTGATGTCCGGAACGTACCGGGGGCCTCACCTGCGGGCGCACCCTCTTCTACTGGTGCAGCTTCTAGACGCTTACGCGCCTCAGCCACCATGCGTTTGGCTTCCGCCAAGGCACCTTCCTCGATGGGCTTTCCTGTTTCCTCATCGATATCGGGAGTGCCGTCATCCTTAAGCTTTGTACGCAGAAGAGGTTCTGCAACGTCCGGCTCATACTCCATGCCGGTATCAAGCGAGTCTTCCCAGCTTTTGATGTACTCTTCGCTACGGGCAAGGCTCTCGGGAGTTGGTGTTGCGATGTCATTGGAAATCTGACGCCCCAACGTATCGATGGCATTTTTAGCGCGTGTAGAAAGGTCTGGCCCAGCCGCTGCCGCTAGCTGCCCTGTGATATCCTGTTGGAACTTAAAGACATCTGCACGCTCACCAGCAGGTGCCGCTTCACCTTCTGCCCCAGCAACAGGTGCTTCTTCCGTTGGTGCAACCCGTTTGCCATGTACATCACCGATAGCACCACCAAGAATACCACCTGCAAGACCTTCGAATGCAGCTTGGCCAGCTACACCAGCCATAAGATCGGTGTCATATCCTGCACGCTGTTCAGCAAGGTTTTGCGAGAAGCGTTCTTGGCCAGCCTGTGCACCTTCAGGTATAGCTTCTTTACCAAATGCTGTAGCAGTGCGCCGTGCAAACCCACGCGCAACTTGCTGTTCAGCCGCACCTTCAACGACATCAGCCACTGCACGTTTAGCGATTGCGCGACCTAGCTGCCCTTCAAGACCCGTAGCACTAGCGACAGCACCAAGTACGGAACCCAATGCAATCTGATCAAGGTTTTTGCCGCCATAAGCCTGAGCTTCCTCAGCCATGGTTTTTGCTTGCGCATCGGATACACCAGCTTCTTTTGCGCGTGCGTACACGGCATCGCTAATGCTGCCCTTGATTGTACCGACACCCGAAGCAGCACCCAGTGCCAAGGGTGCAAGGCTAGCCCCACCAGTTTCAGGTGCTAGCGCTGCGGCGGCAGCAAACGGAAGTGCTGAACCTACAACATTGGCCGCAGTATCAAGCGGGTTTATCGCAAAGGATTTGGCTGCAGCCTTAACTTCTTCCCAGATGCCCTTACCTTCTGCCTCCTTACGGATAGCAGCGGCGGCTTTTTCATCCTTGCGGGACTGGGCAGACGTCAGACTTTCCGCATAGTTAGCAATGGATTGTAGCGCATTAGAAGCCGCATTATTGGCACCAAACACATCGGTGAAAGACTTTCCCGTGCCAGCCAATCCAGAGACGAGATTAAGCGGGACATCCGCTACGCTAGCCAGTGCGCCGCCTACGACAGGGATTTTTTCGAGAAAGCTCTCTTCTTCCAAAGGCTGAAGTAGTAACTTGGTGTCGTGACCGTTTGCACCCAGCCTCGAAAGAAGCTGATCTTGCGTAATGCCCTTTGGCACATTTTTAATAATGGTACCATTAGGCATCCGGACGTCTGGCACGGTATGTTCCTTACTTAGGCTGTTTCAGGCTGCTGAAATCTATCACATTACTGCCTGCACCTGTACCCCCACGGCCTCCTAGCAACTCCCGCGTTCTTTCTGCGGCGTCAGTCCCAGTCCCACTTGCGGGGTGGTTAAGCTGTAGCCATTCACTGGCCGCTGCCTTAGCCTCAGGGTTGCCGCTCATAAACATACGGAATGCAATATCAGTGGGATCATATCCCTTAGCCTCAGCAGCCTTCGTCTGGATTTCAAGTTCCTGACGCTTAAGATCAAGCTGCTCTTTATCCAGTTCCAACTTCTGACCGAACTGCTGCTGAGCAAGCTGTTGCTGCTGGACATCGACAGCCAACTTAAACTTATCCAAGGCTTCCCTACGATCCTTGGCACCCATTTCGACCATGAGGTTAAGTGCTTTGTCCTTAAGCTGCTTGCGTTCTTTCTTGTCCGCAATAGCCCCCGGAAGCGCAGCCGATGCGGCTTCACCCACTGCCTGAAGCAGGTTCGGGGTTTTAGAGCTTGCCATGTTGAACCCAATAGCAGCCAACGTCTCCCACATGGAATCCTTGCGCTGCTTAGCCTCATATTCAGGTGAGGCCAGTTCCTTAGCCCGAGCGCGCATCGCATCATCAGTAGCTTGGTCTTCAGGGGACTTAGCAAAACGACGCTCAATAAGATCAGCAATATCACCAAGGCCGGCTGTAAAACCTTGAGCCGTAGCAGCATTGCGTTCCCGAATAGGCGGTGCATCGCCCTTCATTACGTTTGAAATATACTTCTGCGTTTCAGTCGGAAGCTTCTTAGGATCGGCACCGGACTTCAGCCACTTGTCCACATTGCCCGGCCCCCAATTATACGCAGCAAGCGCAGTGGCTTGGTCGCCATAGCGACGATACATGGCATCAAGATATTGCTGACCAACACGGCGGTTTTCTTCTTCGCTATCGTTACGAGTCGGTTCAATGCCAAAGCCGGGATCACGACTTGTGCCGTTCATAAGCTGCATAACACCACGTGCACCCTTGGGGCTGGTTGCGCTCTGCTTACCGCCACTTTCCCAATACTCGACCGAATCGTAGAGGTTAGACATGCCACCGCCACGGGCAAAGGCAACGAGACCACCATTAGCGTAGCCACCATTGTCGGGTTCATCGAACATACCTGCTGGAATGGGAACATCAGAAAGCCCACCACCCGAAGCGTAGGGAGGAACCATACCGCCTTCGGCCATACCCACTGGAGCTTCTTCGTCCGACATCTCAGGTTGAGGAGCTTCAGGCATAGGGGGTACAAGCTGCACCTGCGCAGCTTCTGGCGTAGCGCCAAGACCAGCCGAAGGAGCACCCATGGGGGCAGGAGGTCCCGAGGGCGCATTAGGACCAGCCGGAGCGCCACCCATAGGTGCAGGAGGAGCGGGGGGAGCAAAGACTTGCTGGGCTACCGTCTGTTGGGGAGCCTGTTCTTGCTGCGCAGCAGACCGCATCCGGTCAATAAACATACCCGCCAGCGTACCAGCCGTGGGGTCAACGACACCCATCTGCATGGCTTCAGCAATTTTCTGCTTGTTGCCGCCATAGTCCTTAGCAATCTGCTCTGGGGACTGGATGCTGTACGGTTTGCTTTCCATCTAATCTTACCCCGCGAACGTTTTGTACGTGCTATATGCACCCAACCCAGCACCAAGAAGCTGCTGACCAATCGACGGCGACGGCGCAGAAGTTGTTTGCGTGGTGCTCGTAGCCTGCGGTACACCGCTCAAGATGTTCATGTACTGCTGAAGCCGCTTATACGGATCGTTCTTCTGTTCCAAGAAGTCTTGGTAGTCGAGATCACGCTTCTGCTGCTCAAGTGCCTGCGTCTGCGCCGCTGTTTGCTGCTGCAATCCAAGGCGCTGTACATCCGCCTGCTGCTGGGTTTGCCCAATATTCGCAAGGGTCTGAGCCATATCGCCGGCAGTCTTGTACTTGTTGAGGTCCTGTGTGGCCCCAAACTGACGAGACTGTTCACCAAGGCGCTGACCTTCAAGATTATACTGCTGGTTAGCCTGCTGCGCTGCAAGGCTGTTCCTAGCCCCCAAGTCCTGCACGCCAAGCTTTGCCCTGAGGTTAGCTTCATTGACGCTAAAGCCTGCTGCACGATCCGCATTAAACTGGGCCTGTGCATTCTCATACGCAGACTGAAGACCCTTAGCCTCGATGTCACTCAGGTTCTGCCCAAGAGCACGTTCACGACCAAGGCCAGCAAGAAGCTGGCGGCTACCACCATAAGTGCCCTGACGCGCTGCGCCTAGGTTCTGCATCAACTGCGTACGCTGTGCATCCTGCTGGGCTTCACGCTTCTGGATATCCAGCACATTCTGAACGTAGGGCGACATATACTGCTGAGCTTGCTGATTACCAAACTTCTCAGCTTCAGCCATCTGGTACTGCTGTAGCTCTGGGTTATTAACCTGATCTACTTGAAATTGGCCCGGTGTATAATTACCGGTGTTAAGCACCCCAAGGCCCGCCTGCTGCGCAAAGTTTGTGGCTTGACCAAACTGGCCAGGTGTCTGCATCCCAGCAACTTCGCCCTGAAGCTTTAGCTGCTGAGGAGTAAATCCTTCAAGACGTTCGCGGTCATATAGGGGGGTCTGAGCGGTAAGTAGACCCTGTGCGGACTGCATTGCAGTATTATAAAACGGAAGCTGTGCCGCACCGATGTTCGATGTGGTTTGCTTTACCTCTTGTACAGTCGTCTTAGAAGCCATTACAAATCCCTACCATATGAGCGCTAACGCGTCACTTTATAAATCAAGCTAACCCACGGACTAGCTTGGTGTCCTGCCCACGACCTGCTTTTTTACGTGCCTTATGTGCTTTGTCCATAAGAGCATAAAGTTTATCTGCACCGCGCTTAGCATCACCTTTACCGATGCGGCGTACAACATCTGCGGGCATAATCACTTCATCCCGAGCGACACGAGCAGGCTGATGCTTACCAATACGAGCAGGTACGCTATCACTAACTCCATCACCAGGTCCTTGTACTGGGTGGCCACCAATGCGACGGAGAGCTTCCATACCCGCATTGCTGCTACCATTTCCGATTTCAGATACCGTGCGGGCATCGAGTACAAAAGCTCCATCGGACAATTGAACTTCGCCACCGTGGGCATATCCCGCGTAGCTGGCGCTATAAGGGTCATTGGGATCGTTAGAATCAACGCCGCCCATGTACGTAGTAGGTACAAAGTCGTACATTGGCTGACCCTTTTTGGCTTTCGGGTTCAGCACAGGCTGCATGATCTGAGTACCACGGGTAGTATGTGACCCCGGCTGTACAACCTGACCCATGGTGTTGCGAATTTCCGGCATATCCACGGCAAAGAACCGACGTTGCTTCGATGTAACTGGGCCATTGGGGTCCATGATCTGCTGACGGTCCTGTGCATAGTACGGACCTTGATAGGAGTTATCGATCTGACCTTCTGGGCCTGCTGCTCCACCAGATGGAGTAACTGCACGGCTAATACCACCTAGTGCACCTTGGGCAGCTACCATGGGAGCAACTTTACCTACAATCCCTCCAGGAAGGCCGGCACCCGCTGCTTGGCCAAAACCACTCATAAACCCAGTAGGTTTAGCTGTCATGGCCGCTGCGCGCTGGAATGCCGCATTAGGTGCAGACGTCATAGTAGCATTCGATCCTAGCGCCGCTGCCTTGTCGATGGCATTCTGAGCAACTGCCGCTGTTGGGTGCATAACTGCAGCCCCAGAACCAGCGAGGTGCAAGCCTTCCCCAACATGGCCAAGCGCACCGCCAACACCAGCAGCACCAGCAAGTGAAGCGCCACCATAAGCACCGAGGCCGGCCATAAGACCCTTCTTAAGACTACCCGTAGCCGCTGTGCCACCTACCGCACCAAGCGCACCCATCCAGATCGGGGGGATACCAAAGGCCATGCCAGCTGCGCCAAGGATCGTTGGGAGAAGCTTACCAAGCCAGCCAGCTTCGGGAAGACCAGTGTGTGGATTGATCGTCAGCGAACCACCATGCGCCATAGCCAGACCCTGAAGGCTGTTAACCTCGTTGGGTGTCATATGGACAAGCATGGAGTCTTCGCCGCGACCCTGCGACTGTAGCTGCTGCGCCAATGGGTTACCGAGCACAGACAAACCACCCTGCGCCGGAGATGTACCGGACGTAATGGGGTTATCCGCACCGAGCATCGGGGGATTGCCAGTCGGTCCAGACTGAGGCTGCGTCATCTGCTGAAGGTCCATCGTGATCTTATCCTACCTTATGACTACGCTTATAGTACCAATTTGTCCAAAACCAAAGACCGGAAGTGGTGCAACGTAAGTTGGGTTCGGGAATTTAGCTGAGATAAACTGCACAGCGACGATAGCTGATGGCGTTGCCGGAATAGCGGGGTTATTACCAGCGCTAAAAGTCTTGGCCGCAAGGGCAGAAAGGCTCGTCGTAGTAGCAGACGAGTTCCACATAATCTCGACATAGTCGTTGGCTGCTAGGCTAACCATATATGGCGTTACAGCAATAAGCGCTGACGGCACACCCGCACTTTTGCGTGGGGGCATAGAGAACTGGCTGTTTGAAGCAGCGATGTCCGTACCGTTCTTGCGGAACCAAACGTCAACTAGTTCTGTACTATTGGCGGTGCTTTTGAACTGCAAGCTAAACGTAAACTGGTAAATCCCTTCATGCGAAACAACGATCCGCGAAGTGGGGCTTCCAATAGTTATAACATTGGGGAAATCATTGGTAGTGTAGGTTACTCCTACGGCTACATCGACGGCAGAAAGCGTCTGGTTAGCGTCGCTTTGAAGCACCGTGTACGGAGTAAATATATGCTCGCCATCTCCGTAAAAGTCGGTAGCGTAGACACTGCCCACCATCATATCTTGCGATACCTGCCGCCCGTTGCGGTGGCCGTAAGAGATAAGCGCATCGGTCCACACGCCGTTGGCGCGTTCGTAACCAGTTACCGAGCTATGGGATATAAGTAGGTTTGTATCGACGGTGCCGCTGGCAGTGACGTTGGTTCCTGTGAAGCTACCCCCAACGAACCGATCTGCTGTGTACTGCTGCGCATGGTTGGGCGTGTTGCTGTCCAACTGGGAAAAGTAGTTTTCCAGCACGCGCATAACCTGCCGCATGTACTGCGGGTCCCACTTTGAAGGGGGGCCGGGTATCGGCGGAAAACGGAACTTGTCCATTGCCATTAGCGTGAACCATCCTGACGGGCATCCAGACGCGGCGCACCCAGTTGCCACTGTACCCCAAGGGTATCTGATTGAATTTTAAACGCCATCTGGCGCGCACGCGCACGCATGAAGACCTGATTGGTGTACTGGTTAGTCGTAGTTTGAATTACGCGCTGGCTATCCGCAGCATCAGATTGGGCCGAGCCGCCGGGAAAATTGCGTGGGATAACCGTAAGCGTAGCTTCCGCATTTGTTGCTGTCGAATCAGTAAAACTAACATCCGGTATAATACGACGGATCAGCATGAAGTTATCACCATCACCAATATCAAAGGGTGATGACTGGATGTAGCTGGTCATTGCGGCATTATCATCGTTGATGCCGTTCTCATGAGAGTAAAGATAACCACTACCGACTGTGACTGTGCCGTTAGGATTTACTGTAACGGGTGTATTGGTAGCCTGCGGCCAGTGGAGGATCGGCGTATCTAACCAAGCTGTGCGCTCAATAGACCCATAGTACCAAATGCGCTCAAGGTGGTTATAGACAACATAAGCATTGTTATAATTGCTTGTTGCCGTGGGGTAGAACCACCAGATTTCGTTCCACTGCTCATTGGTCCCGCATACAATCTGGTCAGACTGATCGAGGTTAATGTTGTTGAACACGTGGTTACGTAGAGTGCATGGCAGCGTCTCAACGCGACCGGTATAGGCATAGAACTTGTCCTGCCCCATCCAGTAGATGACGTTGGCTGCGGATACCATGCACCGAGAAGAGGCGACGGAGATATTGTCCGCATACTCCTGAAGCCCAAACACATCTGTGGTGCCAAGGTATTGCAAGGTATAAAGGTGCGTATCAGTCCAGATCAGGATTTCCTGCCGAGTCGGCATACCACGAATGATGCGCGAACCGCGAGACACGCGAATGTCACCGGCAGAACTAAACTCAGATGGCGTCCAGTCACCCGGAGAATCCTGAGATGCCCAGCGGATAAGAAGCGGATCAAAATCCGTAGTGCTTGTAGACCCATAAGGCACAGCTCCCAAAGCAAGGAGATGCTTGTCCTGCTGGGATACCAGCAACTGCATGATCTGCACTGGAACCGCAGCGGGGTCTTTACTTTGAGATGTAGCATACGCTTGTAGCGTTATTGCGTGGGTGGCTAGCGCAGTTGCAGGGTCATCAGTCGTGCCGCGCTCCCACCAGTAGCCTGCACCGTTACGAATATTCATCACAAGGTCGTTATCGAAGTTATCGAACCACCAGTCGCGCTGTGGAAGCAGAAGCTGAGTTACTACAGGCGAACCCCACGTGCTACGTCCCCATGTACTGGTGCCCCAGCCATAGCCGCCAATGGCAATGGGATTGCCGGGTTCGATTTCGACCTGCACAGTGTAGCCCGCGCCGCTAATGGACGCATTGGACGTAGCATTGGTTGGGCTAGGCGAGGTAAAGGTAAACGTGTTAGCCCCAGTAACAGTTACAGTCTGGACACCATTGATATAGGTTGCAAGGATACCCCCAACATTGGTTGCACCTGCAATCTGCACGGGTTCGCCAGTATCAAGCCACGAAGGTAGCGCAGTCGTTGTGGTTACCGTAATCGTCTTAGTGCCATTCGATGTCGCAATCGTGTTCGACCCAGCGAGTGCCGTGTCAAAGGGTGTGATGTCGTAATAGACGCCGCCTACGTTGATATAGACACGCTCGTTGGTACCGAGTGCAAGGAAGATATCGGAATAGGAAGTGATCCAGTTCCACATCTGACGGCACACGCCGACGAAAGCCGTAGTTGGGGATTTAATCCAGCCGCCAATCTTCTCTGGGTAGCCAGAGCGAAACCGAATTTTATCGCACTCGTACCAGCCACCCTCGTTAGAGTAGTCGGTCTGATCGCGGTTCACACCGGGCTTAAACTGGAGCTTGATGAAAGGCATCTATTACCCCTTAAGTATACGCAAATTTGGCTTGGCCCGCAGCACCACCGCCACCAGCACCTGATGTTTGGCTACCTGAACCACCGCCGCCCGGTGCTGTACCAGCAGTGCCTGCACCACCACCTGTACCACCAGCACCGCCTCCGGGAGAAGCACCTGCGCCACCCGCGCCACCACCAGCAACACTAGTACCAGCGGTGCCAGAAGTATTAACATCGCCACCAGACCCAGTACCAGCAGCGCCACCGGTACCGCCAAGATTACCACTCAATCCATTAACGCCACCGCCTGCATTCAACGAAAATGCAGTGCCAAAAGTTCCCTGTGATGAGGTGCTTGCATTGCCCGTAGTCCCGCCAGCAACACTTGCAGCAACGGCATAGTTAAAGGTTTGCCCCCAATTGCTTGAAGTAAGAGCAAAAGTTTTTTTGACGTATGCGCCACCGCCGCCACCGCCACCGCCACCAGTTGGGAAAGCACCACCGCCACCGCCGCCACCCCAAATTTCGATGACGACTTGGGATGCACCGGACGGAATAGTGTCAGTGCCACTACCAGTAGTGTAGGTATTCGTAACAGGAGAAAATCCAGCTGCGCCAAGCAGCGCCATTTGAATACCGCTCATTAGGAGAGACCTCCCCCCGAAATGACACAATCTGTTGCGCTATTAAACCAGATGGTAGCCATACCACGTTGGGCAAGCGTGCGGTTGCCAGTAGTAGCAGTGCCGACTTGATACATGGTGAGGCCCGATCCCTGTGTGATCGTTATCGAAGAGCTGCTGTTATTATAGATCGAAATAGCATCGCCCGCAGCAAAGGTGCTGTTCGGGATCGTGATACCCGCAGTTACTGCGATGCACTGGCCGACGTCGCTAACCGTAGCCGTGCCACTTGTGGTTGAGCGAGGGATGCTGCGATATCCGATGGCAACACCATTGACCGTAGCGTTATTGTTGACCGAGGTAACCGAACCGCCAAGCGTCAGACTGCCAGACGAGGTCACAGTGCCCGTTAATGTAAGGCCGTTGATCGAACCAGTGCCGCCCACAGAGGTAACGGTGCCACTGCCAGTGCCCGCACCAATCGCAGTACGGAAAGTCGCGGCATCCAGGGCAGATACAGTGTTGTCCGCATTAAAGCGTGGGAATGTAATTGCTGATGGGTTAGTAAGCGTAAATACATTTCCGCCAACCGTCGTTGCGCCCAGCGATGTGCGTGCAGTAGCAGCAGTGTTAGCTCCCGTACCGCCTTGGGCAATGCTAAGCGCGGTGGTAAGACCGGCCAGAGATGTGATGTCGCTATTAGCCCCAGAGGCCGCAGTACCAAGTGCAGTGCGCGCAGCGGCAGCAGTGTTAGCCCCAGTACCACCGGAGGCAATCGGAAGGGCAGTTGAGAGAGTTAGTGTGCCAGCAACTGAAAGCGATGACAAAGCAGTAACTACGTCAACAACGTTAGTGCCATCTGCATAAACCCACATGGTTTTGCCGGCAGGGACGGTCACACCCGTACCCGTGGAAGTTTTTACGGTGATGCTATCTGCGCAGTCATTCTGGATGATGTATGGCTTTTCAAATGCAGCCGAAGCCGTACCCGTCGTTTTTGGGATGATAAGGTTCCGAGTAGAGCCACCAGTAGTGCCAGTGCAACGCAAGCGCATATTGCGCGTATTCTGTGATGTGTTGAGATTGCTAAGCGTAAGCGTCACATCTGCGCTTGAAAACGACACGTCGGCAGACCCGACAATTGCCTCTTCGATAGCAGTACCCAAGTTGGTATTGGTAATGTCACCCCACGTGGTATTGTTATCCCCCGTGCCCATCAATTGGATTGCGAGTGTGCTATACGTGCTTGCCATCTTTGTTCCTTACGTTGGGATTTGCACCCAAGTCACTGTATTGCCGTCTGCTACTTGAACCCATGTTACCGTTTGAGCATCGTTAACCGCTACCCAGTTAGGTGTTTGTGCGTCGGATATAGCAGACCAACTTACGCTTTGCGAGTTATTTACATCTACCCAGTTGGGTGTCTGATTGTCGTTTATAACCCCCCAGACAAGCACGCTGGTGATCGACCCAGTGGCTGAAACCCCAGTTACCGATACCTTAGCACCAGCAGAAATGGTCACACTGCCAAGGCTAACCGACGCTGAAACGCCTGTGACGTACACAGGTATGACGACTTTGCCTATAGACCCAGTAGCCGAGACTCCTGTTAGGGTCGTGTTAGCCTTGGCAGTTACGGTAACTGTACCTACTGCACCTGATGCTTCAATGCCTGTGGGGGTGGCATTAGCCTTGGCAGCTACGGTTGCTGTACCGATAGAGCCACTAGCCGAGACACCTGTCAGGGTAGTGTACGCAAGACCCGTAACCGTTGGAGTACCAAGAGAGCCGGTAGCCGAGACGCCTGTCAGGGTAACAGCTACAGAGTTGCTGCCGACTACAGTAACAGTACCAAGAGAGCCACTAGCCGAGACACCTGTTAGAGTGGTGTACGCAAGGCCCGTAACCGTTGGAGTACCCAGCGTTCCTGAAGCGGAAACACCTGTCAGGGTGATGTTGGCTAGACTTGCAACAGATACAGTGCCCAGCGTCCCTGAAGCTGAAACACCAGTTAGAGTGGTGTTGGCTTTAGCTGCTACAGTAGCTGTGCCCAGCGTCCCTGAAGCGGAAACACCAGTGAGCGTAACATTAGCCAGACCTGTAACAGATACAGTGCCGAGCGTACCTGAAGCTGAAACATCCGTAAGCGTTACAGATGCAGTAGCTATATCACCCGCAAAAGGGGCGGTAGCGAAGGGGACAAAACCAAACATATGTAAGCCCCCTTCCCTATGTTATTTTACAGCTACTGCGTCTTCCCATGCTTTAACCGTCAAGCGATGCTTTACACTACAATCCGTGTATTTTGCAATGATATCGGCTTCCCAGATAGAGCGCTCAGGGTCAATTAAAGATATTGGTGGGGCTGGAAGTGTTGGACACTTCGACGCTAGGTTTGCCGGTGGAAGCGGCATTGGCATCACGGACACTGCCTTCGAGCAGCCTGCGCACAGCGTCAGGAGCAGAGCAATCAACAGGAACGGCAGGAGCCGTTTTATATATTTCACGTATGGTGTTGATGCGCTCGGTTGCCATGACATTGGCTTGATCTCGTTGGGCTTCGTACGTTTGCGAAACATTATCTACTACCTCTTGCTTTTTGACCCGCGACTTCTCAGCCTTTTCCAGAGCCTTTGCATATGCCGCATCGCACTGCCAATCACGAACTTTATACCCTGCGGCTGCGCCAATAACCAGCGCACCTGCCGTTGCGTAGAGCATCAATGGGTTAGGAATTAGGCCCATGATGCAAACTTGTATGTCTTGGTGCGCCGGTCATCCAGACCGTGCGTACCGCCATTGATGCGCTTTGTTAACGCGAGGATAGCAGCATCGTTGACGCCTTGGTCGCAGATAGACCATAGCTTATTTTTGTCGAAGAACCAAAGGGCACTTTCAAAGCAAAGTTCCCCAGACACGAGATCGGGGTTTGTCATTACATCTTGTCGTCCAATGTAGTTTGCGAAGGCTTGGTAATTCGACCGCCCGGTAAGTTGGAGGGCACCCCTGCCTCGAAAAAGCCACCCGTCGCCAGATGCTTCATCTCCATTACCCATGCGGTTCGCATATACGCGGTTGGCAATTTTCTGTGGCTTGCGTTCGTAGGCACGAGCCATTGCGTCGGTCGGGAAGTACTTGCCGAATATCTTGCGAAGTCCGGCAGTGCCGTAGTTCAGGTTTTCGCTGAACGCCTTGAAGCCGCCCGACTCATGCGCCGTTTGAGCAAAGAAATGCGCAGCACGAGCAGGTGAAAGCTTATAGTAAGCCGCAGCTTTCTTAAGAGTCCCCGGACCGAACGCACCATCTGCATCGCACCCACATTTCTTCTGGAGTTCAATCAAGCTCATTTATCGTCCTTCCGGCTATTCCACAATTCAAATAGCGTCTTGATCTTCTCTTCCGCCATACCCAGACGCACATCCATCTTAGCTAAGATGATGGTCAGCGAGATGAACGCCAGAACAATGGGCCAAAGCTGGCCGATCAATTCAACGGTAGAGAGATTGCCGGCCATTATGCCCCCAGATTACGCCAGTCAGGGAAGTCGTTTTCATCAACCACGCCGTCGCCATTAGCATCCCAGCGCAGGTCATGGCGGTGCTTCTCCCACGGGGCCATGTCGTCATCATCGTCTTCTGTTCCCACCATGGGAACCAATGCAGGTGCTTCCGGCTCAGGTTCTGGTTCTGGCTCCGGTGCAACCCCTGTCACTTCCAGCGGTTCTTCAGGTTTGGCGTTGATGTTATTAAGGCTCAAACCACCAAGCAAGCCAACAAATGCACCGACGATGGTGTTGAAGGCAGGGCCGACCAGTTCAAAGATTTTGTCGTTATCGACTCGGTCGTTAAATAGGCCAAACATCAATGCGCCAACAACGGCTATCATGAGCAGAGACAGCGTCATCACCGTGACGCGCAAAATCCACTCGACTGTATCTAAAGGCGCGGGGCGCTTAGCGGTAAATCTGTCCCAAAAGCTCATTATGCACTCCAAGGTAGGTCTGGGGTTACGACAGGCGGGTCGATCTGGTTTTGGATTTGCTCCGCCACATTTGCTTCGTAGCTTGCTACTTGTTCTGCACCCATAGCAGATTGTACCCAACCAATCACCTGCGTTTCGGTGAGGTCGGCGTAAGGTGTGAAAGGTGCGGTTGGATCGACAGCTACAGCCTGCGTACCGTATACGTTGCCGCTAAACCCAGCTTCAGTACCAGTAAGCGTCCAGTGGACGTTGAAGACCACATTGGTCTCACTGCCTTCCTGCGGGTAGCAGTCCATCTGAATGACCGTCCATGTGTATGTTGTTGCCATTAGGTTACTCCGGCTCCTGAAATGACCCACACTGTTGCGGTGACTTTAAGGCATGTAGCAACACCATATTGGGCTAGCGTACGTGACCCAGTAGTAGCAGTACCAGCAAGGCGTAGTGTATCGGTCGTAATGCTGATCGTCTGGCTGCTGCCACTGTTATTAAAGATGGACACCGCTGAGCCGATTGGAAACGCTACAGAGCCGTTTGCTGGGATGACAACACCGCCAGTCGTAATGCTAATGTGCTTACCCATGTCGGTCAAAGCTAGCGTATATGAGGCAGTCTGGCTGTTCTGCGGAAGGCCTTTATAGCCAAAAGCAGCTGCTTGGTTAGCACTTGTGATCTGCCCGACATCATCAATGATAATCCCATTGGTCGAGAAGCCTACGCCTTGGTTGATGCGCCAACGGTTGCTAGTATCAACACCCCATGACCACCAGAGATCGACACTACTGCCGTTCTTTGCCGCCAAAATGTTAAAGCCTTCTTTACTAGCAGCGTTGGGGGACATCTGGGTTAAACGATCATAACCACCGTAAGAAGATTGGATGTGCAGTGCGGCATCGGTTCCCGTACCACCAATAGCAACACCGCCCCCTGATCCGATACGCATATGTTCGGTACCAGTGGTTGAAAACCGCAAAGCGGCTGCACCAGCAGCGTTAAGGGTAAAATCACCAGTTCCTGAATTAACGATGTCAAACGCACCATTAGCCCCGCCA